TGGCACCGCCGGCGGCGGCGCGCCGGGCGCGGTGTCCGGCGGCATGACGTTGCCGCTGGGCCCTGGCCCCGGCTCGGCGCCTGGCCCCTGGCCGGTCAGCTGCGCCGCCATGCCCGCGCGCTGTTCCTTGGTGAAGAATGGCGGGCGCTTCGATCCGACGGCCGGCAGCTTACTCAGATCGCCCGGCTTGCTGAGATCGACAACGACTTGCTCCTCTTGATCGGTGTCGGGGTTGTAGCGGGTCACCACGTGATACTGCGGCTTCGGCGCCACCTGCGACGCCAGCATCCCGAGGGCTTCCCGGGCGTAGGTTGGCGTCTGGGCGGCGATCCGAATCGCCTCCGTCGGCCCCTTGCCGAGCACGTCGGACAGCCGCTGCGGCCGCATCTCGGGCTTCGTGGGCATGGGCAGCTGGCCCTCGGGCGTGCCGAGGACGTCCTGAGCGCCGGGCGAGGTGAAGTCGGGCACCGCGCGCCCGGTCGGCATCTGCTCGCCGGTTTCCTTGCCCAGCGCCTCGCTCACCTTCATCCCGAGGTCACGGTCGGCCTGCTCGCGACGACCAAATTCGCGCGTGGCCAGCATCGTGTTGACGCCGCTGGTCAAGCCCGCCAGCCCGCGGGCGCCGGCCGGATGGATTGCCGCCGCCGCGCCAGCCGCCAAGGGCAGGGCGAACGAGATGACCTTTTCGGGGACGCTGGCGTCAGGAGCTGCGAGGCCGCTCACTTCCGGCTCCCCCCGTACATGTCGCGATTGCGCTGCGGCGGCGCTTCACGATCTTGACGCATGGCGGGTGGACGCGGCGCGTCGTAGTTCGGGATCGGCCGCATGCCGCCGGGCGGTCGGGGCCCGCCCTCGATCACTAGCGGGCCGAGGAAGTCGAGCCCCTGCGGCATGCGCCGCGAGAGAACCTCGAGCTCGTCAGGGCTCAAGACGTCGAGCATCTCGCTCAAGCGCATCTCGTCGCTCATTGCGGTGGGGGCGCCATCGGTGTCCATGACGTCTTTGCCTCGGGGCGGCGGCTCAAGATCGGACAGCCGCAGGGGATCGCCCTCGCCGCCATAGTCGGCCGTGTCCACCTCGTGCCAGTTCCGGCCCTCGTCCTGAATCCAATACCGGCCCGGGTTCTTCAGCGTCGGCTGCGGCTCGGTAATGCTGGGCAGCATTTTGCCGCCGATGTTCCACACCATCACCCCCCCGAGGGGCGACTTGTTCGATGAGGGGCCCCGGTACTCGCTCGGCATCAGTACCCCGTAATCATCCCGAGCGTCATCTCGTCCTCGGGACGGCGCCGCGGCTGCCCCATGATCTCCGACAGCCTCAGATCCGCGGCCTGCGGGGCGCCAGCGCCCGGCATGCCCACGTTGGCGGCGGTAGGCGTGTACGGAGCTGGCCCGGCCGTCTTGGGGCCCAAGGCCGAGCCGCCAGGACCGTGCGCGCCTTTCCCGACCGCTCCCGCGATCCCGCCGACCGCGCTCAGGATGCCCGAGATGATGCCGGCCGCCGCGCCTGCCATCTAGCGATCCTCCATCGAGCCGCCGACGAGCACGCCATCGGTGCCATGTGGAAACACCGTGGGTAAACGAAGCGGGAGCTCGTCGAATCCCTGCCGGCGCAGGATCGCCCGCATGGCGTGGTTGTCGGGCTGGGTCAGCCCCAGAAAGCGCGTGCAGCCGACGTCGCGGCCATAGCGCAGCCGCTCGTCGGCGAGCTGGCGTCCGTAGCCCTGGCCTTGGAACTGTGGCAGGACCGCCACATCGGCGCCGTACAGGACAAGCCCCCGGTCGTCAGGCCCGACCGAATAGGACGTGTAGCCCAGCAGCGCGCCGTCCGACTGGAGCACCAGGGTCGGATGGGCGAAGAAGAAGAGCGGCGACGGCTCCGACCAGCCAGGATGCGCTTGCCGGAAGATCGTCCGCACCTTCGGCTCCTCGTCAGGGTGCATGGGCCGAATCACGCCGTCATCGCCTGGCAAGGATGTCGCTTAAACGCAGACCGCCGGCAGTACGGGCGGTCGGCTGATAGGCGCCGGCGGCGCCAGCAGGGCGAGCGGCCAGCGGAGAGGCTGCAGGCCCACCTTGCGAGAGGTCGGAGCGGAGGCCCCGGAGCGTCGTGGCGACATTGTTGGCGTAGTTGAGCCCGGCCCCGACCCGCTTCCACGGATCATCGGCCGGGGTGTTCGTCTTGGGAGCCGGGAAAACGCTGGCCGCCTCGGGGTTCTCGTTGATGTCCATCGCGCCCGTGCGCGCCGTCGGCGTGTAGCCGCCCGGGCTGGCGGCCGCGGCGGACGCCTGGATGCCGGGATCTTCTGGGCCCTTGGTGGCGTTCATCACGCCGCCGATCATTGAGCTCATTTCGCCCATAAGGAGATCCCTTTCCAGGTCTTACCGTAGAGCACGCTCTCGATCGTCGTTCTCCACACTCCGTACCGTTGCGCCAACTGCCGCAGTGTCATTCCGGAAGCGCGTAGAGCTCGAATCTCGCGCACGCCATCTTGGGTCAACTTGGATTTCCACATGCGCTCGTAGCGCATCTGCCGGCCTCTGCCGTTGCGATCCGCCATGTTCTCGGCGTTCGTCCCGACCAACATATGACTGTAGTTAATGCAGGACCGGACGTCGCACTTATGGCGTATCTGCAATCCATCAGGGATCGGACCAACCGCAAGTTCATAGGCCACGCGGTGGGCTTGCCGAGTCTTACCTCGCGTGGCGACAAGGCCGTAGCCATCGCGGCTGATCGTAAGCGTCCACAGCCAACAGCCCGAGTTGGGCTCAGGATCGTACGACTTCCAGATTCGAGTCTCGACAGGTTCGGCGTACCCCTTTGGCACCCGCCGATCCTATCAGAAGTTAGTGCCATGTAAGTCATGCTCCCCCGGTGAAAATTCCTTGCTTGCCCCTCGTCGTGGACGACTGGCCGATCGCCGAGGGCAAGAGTTGTCCCATCGGCTGGAAGAGCGCCTCTTCGGCGATGGCCTGCCGGCGCAGCGCATCTTGCTGCTCGGCGGTGTACCCCTGCTGCTCGATCCCGCGCTCGAGCCCGCCGCCGGACAGCTCGGCCTGGATCTGCGACAGGAGCATCTGCGCCTCGTTCTGATTGCCGCGTTCCTCGCGGGCGAGCTCCGCCTCGATGGTCGGCTGCAGATAGGCCGCCTCGGAGGCAGCGCGCGCGTTCGTCAGCGCCGTCGAGCGCCCAAGCCCGCTGACCGCCGCCGTGTTCTCCACGCCGGGCAGCACCGAGGTCTCGTAGGCGTTGCGGGCCGCGGCCATCGAAGGGGACGTCGCCAGGTTCGAGCCCGTCACCCGGCGCTTCCCGAGCTCCTCCAGCTGGCCAACCCGTCCGAGGGCCGTTCGCTCCCGCTCCGACAGGGGCGCGGTCTTCATCGGCTTGGCTTCCAGGAACGGCTCGACCGGCGCGGCGCGCTGCAGCTGCACGCCACGCACCGCGCTCTCATTCAGCAGAGGCTCGAGGTTGCCGGGCACCTTCGCTTCTTGCGTCGTGGTGGTGCGCTGTCCGCCGCCCATCGCTCCCCCTACAAGGCCCGGTCGCAGACCATGTGTGTCGGATGAAAGCCGTATAAACGCTGAAACAGCCGCGCCCGCGCTAGGCCACGCTCGTCTTTGTGCAGCGTCAGGATCCGGAGCGTCGTCGCCCCCTTGCTGCGCGACCACGCCGCGATCTCATCGAACGCCCGCCGCACCTGCACTCGATCCAGCACCACGTCGCTCTCGTACTGGACGATGGTCCCGATGACCTTGTCGCACCAGGTGTCGATGGTGACGAGGCAATGCCCGATGAGTCCGCCCTCTTCGGCGACCCACACGCGCAGGGTCTGCCGCTTCTCGGGCACGACGAAGTGCTCGATCACCCGCTGCGTGATCGTCTCGGGATCGGTGTCCGTCTCGTACTTACGACAGAACATCGCCACCCGATTGATGACGCCGGGGATGAGCGCCCAGCTGGCAGGATCCATGCGGTCGAGGGGATAGATGGTCATCGTTTAACTCAGAAAGACCCACGACGTGCCGTCGCTGCCCTGGAGCTGGTGGCCGCCCGCGGCGTCGCTGACGAAGACGATCGTCCCCGGCCACGCCGACGCCGGCGGCAGCGTCGCGGTCGTATACACCGCCAGCGGCAAGGGGGCCGTGGGGCGCTCGCTACCGTCCTTGGGCAAACAGCGATTCACGCGAAAGCCGATGGCGTTGAAGAGCGGCTGCAGATAGCGCGCGAACGTCTGCAGCGCCACCAGCCCCGAGGTCGGGAAGGTCGGGCTCTCGTCGACCTGTCTCACCGCCGGCCTCGCGGCACAATAGTCACATCGGACCCATCCCATTCGACGAATTGGGTGGCGTCGGCCTCGACGCGGATCGCGGCCGCCTGAGTCGAGAGCCGATGGCCGGTGTAGTAGGGCCCGCCGTCCCCAAGGTCGAGCTCGTTCTCGGTGCCGGTCGGATCGTCCTCGAGCCGCCGGTCCTCGCCGTAATCGCTCGCGGCCAGGCGCACGCGGATCTTCTGCGAGCCGCCGCTCGTCTTGAAGAAGTGCTGCACGTCGGTGATCGTGCCCCAGCGATCGCCCATCCGCTGCAGCCCGGTCTCGAAATACGACGGGATCGCGACGCCGCCATCGGTGAGCCCGGAGTCCTGATACACCTGGCCGGTCACGTTCCCGATAACCCGCCGGGGCACGGTCGTGTCCATCTCCCCGAGCGTCGTACTGAGATCTCCGATCGGCACGCTCAGATCGCCAATCGTCAACCCGCTGGGGACCAGCATCCTGGCGCCGGCGGTCGGCGCCAGCGCCGTCCAGCGCACTGGATATACCTGCCCGCTCGGGAAGGCGATGACGACGCCGCGCGACGGCTCGGTGCCGCCGATGGCCGGATAGACCACCCACAGCAGCTGCTGATCGGAGTCCCACGCGACCCACGAGCGCGGGAGGCGGTCGGTCGTGATCGTCTTCGCGATCTGTCGCTGCACCGCGAGCCCCAGCGAGCGCGGCACCGTGCCGTCAAACGTGTACACCGCGGAGTCGTTGCCGAGGTACGCGTGCGTGCCCTCCGCGATCGACACGACGGACTGCGTCGAGGCCGGGCCCTTGACGTCGCGGCGGAAGTCGAACCGGAAGGGGACGTTGCCGTCCTGCGCGATGGCCAGCCCGATCGCGTGATCGGTGTAGATGGCGCCCTGCAGGAAGCCGAGCTCCTGCATCGCGATGATCTCGCCGGGCACCTCGCCCATGACCTTCACCAGCACGGTGCCCCAGCCGCTGTCGAAGTCACTGAGCGCTGAGACATCGATGGCCACCGGCGACATCGTGCCGCCCGACGTGAGATTACCGAGGAGCACACGATCCGCGACCACCATCATGCAGCGCGCGATCGGGGGCGAGCCGCCGATGTTGGTATAGGCCGCGGACGTGCCGTCCCACTTTTTCGGCGCGTCCTTGTTGTTAACGCCCAGCAGCCACGTCTGGCCCGCCTTGGAGAAGGGCCGGAACACTTGCTGCTGCGTCGGAGAGGCTGTCAGCGCCACTCCACCGTCGAGACTGACCCAGGCGCTGGTGCCCGCGTTGTAGCGCCACCACGAGGCCACCGTACCCATCACGCCGCGATAGGTGAGGTCGTGGTGCAGATACTGGATGAACGCGGTCGGGCGCTGGCCGACGTTGGTGGCGAACGCGGTCTCGCCGGGGCGCACGCGAAACTTGCCGCCGCGCCGCAACCAGTTTTCGGATTCGCGCAGCGCATTCGCCGGCACCTCGAAATCGTCGAGGTCGGTGCGGACGCCATCGATCGGCACGGCGAGGAGTGGGGCCATCAGGTCGAGATGTAGAAGCCCACGACGCCGTAGGGCTGGACCACCGACTGCGTGGCGGGCGTAAAGGTGCTGGTTCCGTCCGTGTCGGGCCCCGAAGTGAACCCGCCAATCGTCGTGTTATGCGAGTGGCTCACGGCGACGGGCAGGGGTCCGCCCTGAACCAACCCGGTCAACGCGTTGGGGCCGTCCGACGTGAAGGTGCCCTGCTGCACGTGCGCATGGCCCGACAGGGTGTGGCCGTGCGCCGCCGGCGTAACAGACTTGACGCCGCCCGTCTTGCCGATCGTGTCGAAGTCGGTATCGGTCGCCTTCAGCCCGACCGGGACGAGTCCTCTCCAGTCGGGGACATTGAAGGTCGTGGACCCATCGCCCGGCCCGCCGAGGATGCCGATCGCGGCGAACAGCCGGGCGTAGGTGGTCCGCGAGTAGGCCGCCCCGTCCATGAGCAGGTAGCCGGTCGGCGCGGCGGTGCGGAAGAACAACTTGACCTCGCCCGCCGGCTGCAGCTCGACCGCGCGCTCGGTGTTGTGCCAGAGCAGTTGCGTGTTGTTGCGTTGGAGCTGCCCCGCGATCGTCGGAATCGCGGAGGCATTCTGGAGGATGATCGACAAGAGCCCCGACGCGTTGCCCGAGAACAGCGCGGCCGCGATGTCGGTGTCGATCGGAAGCCCGAGCAGATCGCAGAGCGCTTTCTCGAGGTTGCCGACTTCGTCGTCAATCGACGAGCCGAGCGTCGCATTCGTCATCCGCGCCGAGCGAAGTCTCGCAGGAAGCGACATGACTAATTCGTTCCGCGATGCGTGCGCAGATAGAGCGCCGCACGCATCACAATCTCAGCATCGTCGCCGAGAAGTCCAAGGGCCCGATTACATTGTCCGCAGAGAAGCGCGCGGATCTTACCGGTCGTATGGTCATGATCGACTGCGAGTTTCATCGCGCGTCTGCAAATCGCGCACTTGCCTTCCTGCGCGGTCAGCATGGCTTCATACTCCAAGAGCCCGATGCCGAAGTAGCGACGGAGTTGCGCATCGCGATCCACGCGGCGAGCAGCCGGGTCGGCCTTCCTTTTCTGGCTCCATAGGGCGTGCTTCGCCTTCGCCTCCGGCTTGGCATTGCCCACCTTCGCCAGCGCGTTATGACAGGCCCGACAGATCGTGTCGCGGCCATACACGCACGATGCGTTCTTTTTGAATTCGTCCAGCGGCTTTCGTTCGCCACACTTGACGCACGGCCGTTTGTCATCCGCGCCGACTGGATACTTTGCCAGCCCCTTGTTCCAGGCCCCCCAGCGCGCCATCAGCTGGCCTCCCGCCCTTCCGGCCGTCGTCCGGCCGATTTCGCGCGCGCGTGCTCGCGCACCATCTCCAACTCCAACTCGCCGCCCCGCGCCTGCCAGACCGGGATGCGCTCGTCCTCCAGGCCGTAGCGCGACATGTCGCCCAGGCCCTTAAACAGCAGCACCTCCCACGCCTTCTCGGTGAGCGCGTTGGTGTCGTTGTCCCCGACGAGATCGGGCAGGTAGCGGTAGTAGCCGCGCGTGATCGTGACCACCAGATCCGGCGTCGGGCCGAGATAGAAGTTGCCGCCCCACATCGTGTAGTGGCGCGGCTTGCCGGTTTTCGTCGGATCGGGATAGAGATTGTCGAATTCATCGAGCAACAGGAATCGCACCGTGACGACACCCTGCGAGTCAGGATCGCGGTACTGCATCTCGTAGGGGCGACTGAAGTCGGCGGGCAGGGGATAGCTATTGGCGCTGGCGACGGTGTCGAAGGTGTCAAGCACCTCGTTGAAACTCAGATCCCACTGCCGGCAGAGCTCCTTCTGGGCAATGTTGAGGATGTCAGTCCTGACACTGGGAGCGATGCGCTTGGCATTGGCCCCCAGCCAGTCCCCGAGACGGTCGCGCAGCTCGAGATGGGTCACTGCGGCCCGTCCCAGAGCCACTTACGCAGAAAGCTCATGAGGCGACGCCACCAGCTCGCGGGCGGAGCGGCATCGGTCATTCGCCCTTGCGCGCTTTCGAGAATGCGATCGCGCGGAGCATCTTTTCCTTCCGCGCGCCGCTCACGTCCGCGCGCTCCACCGTCGACGGAATGTCGGTATGCACCTCGCGCATCGCCGCCTCGACCTTCTTGCGCGAGGCGCCGTCGCCATGCTGCGCGCGCGTGCCGCTCAGCTTGGGCGGCATTTCACTCGTCCCGATCCGGGTCGTTGAGATCGCTGATCGAGGCACGCAGGGGATTGGCGTTCTTCTGCGACTCGTTCGGGTTGCTAAGATTCTCGGCGGCCTTCGGCGGCCCGGCCTTCGGCGCACGCACGGGATGGTCCGTCGGCCCCGTCGTCGCCGCGGGCGTCGTGGGGCGTGGCGGCTGCGTGGGCGTGTTCGGCGCCATGCGGCCCTTCGGCTTGGTGTCGCTGACGTGGGCGCGCTGCCCGACCTTCGGGGGCATTACCCTTGCCCCGGGCGCTTCACGCCGTTGGCCGGCTTGCCCGTCGTCTGGCCCTTAACTGGCCCCGCGGGCGTAGGATCTTTGGTCTTGCCCGGCATCTTGCTGTTCACCAGGTTGCGCACGCTGCTCAGCTTGGGCGGCATCGGTCGCTCCTTCTTTGATGTGCTCGGGATTAAGGTGCAGCGCTGGTGGCCCGTGGCGGTGCGGCCGCATCGGCTCAAGCTGGCCGTAGAGCCACGAGTCCAGGCTGCGCCAGTCAAAGATGTCGTTGCGCGGGTAGGTGGCCCAGAGATCCGGATGGCGCTCGATAAACTTCGCCGAGAATTTCACGCACCCGAGATTCTTTTCGTTGACCGCGCCATGCACGATCAGCGGCAGCGCGCACCAGGTCTCCGGACACTGCCAGAGCTCGGTCAGGGCGCCGGGCCAGGGGGCGACGTCCGCCTCGAGATTGATAAACGGCCGCTTCCACTCCCAGAGCGAGCGGAGCGAATCGCCATAGGCGTGCCGCTGCTCGGGCGGGCAATAGACGAGCGTCGTCGACATCAGGATCGGCGCCGGCCGATAGTGCGGATCGTTGGTGCGATGGTGTAAACGCTCTTGGGCGATGGCGGCCATCGTCGCCTGCTCGATGCGGCCGGCGTAATGGATGACGACGCGGATCATTGTTTCTTGAGCTGCTCCGCCGCGAGATCGGGCGACAGCTTCTGCCGCTTCGCCATCGCTGCCGCCGTGGTCTTGAAATTCGGATGCCGCATCGACGTCGGCGTCATCGCCTTCGGCTTGGCGCCGCGCCCGGCGCCGACCGCCGTCACCCGCGAGCCGGTCACCCGCGGGGGCATCAGCGGCTTCCGCGCGAGCCCCGGCGTGCCCGCCAGCCGTGCGACTCTTCGTGCTCCTCGGCCTGGGGCTCCTCGCCCTCCGTGGCCGGGGGCGTCTCCGCAGGCGCCTCGCCCTCGGGCGGCGTGTCGCGCGGGTGGATGAAGACGCCCCACCACTCGTTCTTCTGCAGCTGCTCCCAGAGCTCCTCGTTGTCCGTCTCGTACGAGCCCTCGGAGAATTTGATGTCGGTCCCGATTTGCAGCTCGGGGAAGCGATTGCAGACGGCCGCGTGTTTCGCCATGGGCTTAACTCCCCAAGACCATGAAGCGCGCGACGCGCGTGTTGAGATCGCCCGCCGCGATCTCCTGAAAGAGCGCGGCAGTGTTGCTCTTGAAGGCCAAGAGCTTGCTGTTGACGGGGTCCCAGCCGAAGTACGCGCCGGCCGCCGCCACCTGCGGCCCGAAGGAGTTGAGTCCGTAGATCGCGTTCAGTTTGCAGTCGGAGGCCGCGACGGCCCAGCCGCCCGTGGCGTAGCTCGCGTCGAAGGTGATGTCGATGATGGCGAAGCGGACGCCACCCGACTTCTGGATATTGATCCGCTTCACGTCGGTGAATGTCAGCGCCATGTCGCACTCCTCGCCCTGAAAGGGCGGGGGCGTTAGCCCCCGAGGATCTGTATCATTCCCTTGGCAATGCGGTATGATGCCGCATGCCGCCGAAAGGATCGGGAACGCGAAGCCGGAAGTTGGGGATCTGCTCGATCCCGGATTGTGGTCTGCCGACACATGCTCGGGGCTGGTGCCCGATGCACTATTGGCGGTGGCAACAGCACGGAAACCCGACCGCCAACGTCCGCCCCACGGCGAAGCCGGGACAATCCACCAAGACCGTCACGATTTCTGGCAAGACGACGAACTATCACCGATGGCTCTGGACGAAGACTTTCGGATTGATCCCGGAAGGTCTCGTCATCCACCACGTTAACGGAGACCACTTTGACAACCGGATTGAAAACCTTGAACTGATGCCGTGGGGCACACATTCGAAACTTCACAGAACGAAGTGGAAGCGTTGCATCGTTGATGGATGCCCCGTCACCAAGATGACCGGAGGCGCCCATGGGCTGTGCAAACGGCATTACCGTCAGCAGAAGACCCATGGACGCATCCTGGCTGTTCATCCGCTAAGACGCCGATAGATCACGGCACAAAAGTTAGAAGCCCCTTCGCGACGCCGTGCGCGTTCTCGTGCTGGAGCTCGTAGCCCGACTCGGTGAGCCACTCGTCCTTACGCGCGTCGTCGCCGGGGTTCTGGCGGTTTTCCTTGTAGTCGGTGTCGCGGCCGCGCAGGTAGCGGTACACGACAAACTTCGGATCGACCACGATCCCCCAGCTGTGGAACGTGGCGTTTTCAGAGAACAGCGGATGCTGGATCACCTGCAGCGTGCCGTAGGGGGTGATCCACTCCGACATCTTCTGGCCGTAGCTGGTGCTGGTCGGCGTCGCGGTGATCGTGTAGTGCGCCCGCGCAATCTTGTTGAGCACGTTGAGCGCCCGCGAACCGCACAGAAACGCTTTCTCGCTTGAGCCGCGCTTGAAGCAGCCTTCGAGAAAGAGCTCCCAGCCGTCGATCGACACGCCGCTGGACGAGAAGTCCGAGATGTTGGTCGACACGAACGAGATATGCCCCTTGGTGGTGCGCTGGGGCTGCGCGCCGCTCGTGTCCTCGACGCCGGTGCCGAAGATAAACGCCTTTTCCATCTCCATCGCGTGCAGCTCGAGCGTC